CTATATCATCTAATGAAAAAGGAGTCATATACTATATCTAGTTTATTATTGGTGGTCTGGCAAGATGAAGATGTGTATGTGTATAAGGGAGTCCTCGAGTCCCATGTATATATATATAATAACATGCGGTCGCATTGTGGGGTATACCCCCTATAGCAATGTCAAAAATGTAGGTTGTACCTCTATATATTAACCTTTTTGGGGTTCTGATAAATAAACATTATCAAACCTATTAAGGTTTTATTGTAGATAGGTCAATAATGTTGACCGATATTTTAACGCTAACGCCAGGCGTGGCGTTGTATAATAGAATTGCAACTTTATTTGTTATTATTATTCCAAGATCGCACAAAAAAAAACCCCCAATAAAATTAATTATCAGGGGTTTTATTGTTTATTATTATTGATTATTCAAATAATAAATCAAATGATCTATTAATATATTTACCTACTTTTTTATTATCATAGGTTGTTAATAATAATTTATCATTTGTTTCATCTAATTCTTTTTTATCTTTAGATAAACCAATTTTATAAACTTCATAATATATATAACCTTCATCATCAATTAGATCATATATTTTATATCCTTCACCTTTAGAATTACTAGAGCTTATACTTTCACCAGTATATCTTTTGTTTTTATTCCAATGTATAAAATCTTTATGATTAAGCATATCACTTACTCTATACATTGAACTAGTATCGCTTATGTGTGTTTTAGTCATTTGTTTACCTCTTTGTTTATTTGTTTAATCTCTTTATATATCCAATTTATATAATTACAAGTATTATTTTTAATTAAATTACTTTAGAATTATTCTAAACTACATATTGTTGCATAAATATCACACATAAAAAAAATATACTTTTTGTATTGACAATAATAATTAATTATACTAAATGGTTATTTGTGGTTAAGTTGATAAATGTACATACAATTATTGTTGATCATTTTACATATTTAACCACAACAAAAAATGAAAGGGAAACAATGAGTATACTAGATAGTAGGGATTTAGAAGAAGAACTAAATAACCCTGATACAGAAGAAGAAAGAAAGAAAGCAATTCAAGAACTAAAGAAAGAAACAGAAAATTATGGTTGGAAACATGGTATTTGTTTTGTTTCTGAAATGGAGTGGCAAGATTATTGTCAAAATTTTGCTGAAGATGTAGGTTATCTTGAAAGCTCAACTAATGGAAATACAAATCCACTTTATTATTGTATTGATTGGGAAAAATGGTCAAATGAAATGGCTATGGATTACTCACAATCAGATTTTGAGGGAACAACTTATTATTGGAGGGAGGCATAATGATTAAAAATATATTAAACTTTTTGGATTATGTTTTATTCCTGGTAATGATTTATATTTGTTATCTTGGACTTAAACATGGAACACAAATAGAACAATTAATAATTCAATTGAAGGGGGGTGTGATATGAAAAGATTTACATTAAGATTAAATCTTGAAAGACAAAGAAATATTTTTTTAAAATGTTTCAAAGAGTGTGAACATAAAGAATATAATCATAATAGTGGAACTTCACAATGTAAAACTAAAGATGGATTATATTATCACTCTAAAATAGAATTAATTAACGACATGGTAGGGGGTGTGATATGAAAACTAGAGTGGAATGGAATAGTAAATTACATTTACAATTAGCTGATGTTTTTATGAATACTGAAGATAATATTAGCTGTTATGATGGTTGTAAACAAATGGCTATGGATCTATTTGAATATGATTATAGACAAGCAATAAAATTAATAATTAAAGAAAAAGGAGGTGCGATATGAGAAAATACTATAATAAACTTTATAAATTAGGTGAAATTATAGACTTAATTAGTAAAGATATACCTAAATTAAATTCTTATAATATAAATAGATTATTTGTAAGAGATAAGAATTTATTAAATATGTTAAATAAAAATATAAATTTAGATAATAAAATAATAGCAAAAAAATTATCTAATTATATTATTAATTAGAAAGGGGGTGCGATATGAAAAAATATAATATTAAAATTACATTTAAGTCAAAATGTAGTGAGGATGATTTAATAGATGATGAATATAATTCTATTTATAATTATATAAATCAAAACTTTTGGAATGTAGAAAGTTTTAAATATGAATACGAAAAAGAAAGTGAGGACCAATGATTATTTTTGGAAAAAGTAAGCACGAATGGCAACAATTAGAGCTACAATATAGACCAGAATGGATCATATTTTTAATAGGGTTTATTCTTGGAGCTATAATATTTTAAACAAATAGAAGGGGGAATAATGAAAAAAAAACAGATAAAAAATAGTCCAAATCATTATGAGATACATTCAAGAAAATATGTAGAACAAATGGTAATTGATTTTGTAAATAAAAATCAAATAGTTGCACATTTTGGAAAAGATGATCAAGGAATATTTGAAGTGAGATTTGCAGTAAAAGAACCAGAATATGCAGACGAATAAACAACTAACACAACAAAATTTAAGGGAGTTAGCAAGATTAACTTTCTTAAATCTTATGAGTGCCAATGGAGTTATGGCTAAAACAATCATAAGAAACTATAAACAAAAACAAGAAAGGGAAAGTTATGATAACCTACGACAATGTAAAAATAACATCAACAAGAACTGATGATGATTATTGGGATGAAAAAAAAAGAAAACATATAAAATATAAACATCCTAAAATAACAAAGAAAACATTATTTGATGGTAATGTTTATGATTTAGGTGAGCTTTATACAGCTATGAAGTTTGCAACAGAACAAGATAGTTTTGGTGAAATATCTGTTACTATGAGTATTAAACAAGAATATTAATCTTTATTATCAGGGGGTATATCAGTTATATCCCCTGATACATCAATCAAGTTATCCTGGTTATCTTCCCAAGAAATTCTAATATTACTATCTGATTTAACATCAATCTTTTGTTTTTCAGTAAACAAAGAAGATACTCTTGGAGCTAACCATTTTAAATAATTGGCTCTCTCTCTAATAAAGACTAGCATATTAGGATCTACATCTGGGTTATCATTGTTAAATAAAACAAGCATCTTCTCAACTAAAGTCTTGATACCTCTCTCTTGTGCTAGTTCAAATCTCTCTTTTGTCTTTGGGTTTTGATCCAAGTATTTGTATAGCGTTGTCAATTTGATCTGTAAATCTTTTGCCAACTCGAACATTGTTTCGCCATCGTGAATACGATCTATTATAGTATTTAGTTCTGTATCGGATAGAGTTAGACTTTTGTTCTTGGTCTTGGATATATCTTTTGATTTCATCTTCTGATTTGGATTTAAAATTTTTTAGGTTTTTTAACATATTAATCTTGGATTGTATATCTATTCTATTGTTTCTGTATAAACCCATATATTTTCTAGTTTTATGGTTCCAGGATTTACTGGCTTTATGATAGGTACAGAGCATACGTCTTGACGTTGGCGTGAAGTACCCCTTACATCTACATCTTTTACCAGAGTGACGAGCTATTGCTTCACATTGTATCTTTATTTTTGCCATGATAATTTCTTAAGTCTCCGACTTAAGCCAAGGTTTAATACCATATTTTATATTATATTCTTTCTTTGTTTTATAAGCGAAGTTCTTTTCCTTTGTTATCTTCTTTAATTCCCTTTGTATTATCTTAGGATCTACTAAATTTTTTTGACGAGCCAGTTCCTCCTTTCTTTCAATAGCTAGTTTACAATAATAGACATTCTTAGTATCTGATTTAAGGTCAGGCAGGGGTAGAGTGGCTAATTCATTTATTGTATCATCAAGATTACCTTTATTCTTACTAATTATTTTATCTATATTAGTAATGGGTAATGTTTCTACTAATATAGGTGTCTCGTGGCTATCTTGTGTAAATGTCGTGGCTATCTTAGTTGGTTCATATAACTTTTCAGCTCTTAAAAATACTTCATTTACAATATAAGTCTTACCAGATTTACCCCTAAAAGATTTAACAACATTTAATTTATTAAGGGTGGA